GTGAGCTAGGTCTAACGGTATGCGAGCTCAAAGTGAATATAATAATTTAAGGCGATTATGGAAAGAAAACCATACGAGTCCAGTATGGAGCGAGGAAGATTTGCCCCGCCTATTCAGGCTGCCCCGCAATTGGAGGCGGCGACTCAGATTACCACGGCCCCGATTTGTTCCCCCCATGGAGAAGAACCATGGTTATTATCAACATATAATTTGCTTGATGAATCATCATCCAGATCAGATGAGGAAATATATACATCAAGTTCGGGAGGCCACTCGACCCGAGGAGGTAGTCTGCAATTTGGAACAGTTATTTCGACATCGACCAATGGCAGGCAGGATTTGCTACCATGCAATGCCACAAGAACCAACATCACGCGAAGTAGCAACAAACACCATCACACCCGGTCCAAGCCTTGCCCAACTTGTGCAAGAAAAGCTTTCATGTCCCGACTTCGGAGAAGATGTCAAAATTCCCGGGATAATGACTTGGTTGAAGATGAAGGGGCAAATATTGAGGCATTATCAACGCCTCAACTTGAATAAAATACACCATCAGGACTTGTATTGGCATTTGAAGATGCATTCGTTTGGACTTCCTAGAACTGATAATTTACTTCAAGTATTAAGACAACGTGCAATTCGCTATTTGGAACTGCAGAAGTGTAATCACACTGTAAAGGAGCACGCACAAGTCGTAGCTTATGTGGTAACGCAGGCTATGATATTAACAGAGGATGAGGTCCTCTTACAAGACATTATTAAGCGTCAGAATTTTCCGTTCAGTCTCCTAAGCTTCGAGCAGTTTGTAAATCTTATGACCTGTTGCTTCACAGTGGAACCCGCTCCCAAGATTTTCAACTCAGGGAAGGAGCCTCCATCATGGTTAGCCACGGAAATCAGGTCCACTTTAATACCAGCGAATGTGTAGTAATTGCACCTAGTATATGGACGTATCAGGTTAGAGTGCATGCTCAGTGTGCGTGTAATCAGTATGAATCGCTTATTCATCGTCATTTAGCAAGTAAGGAAGTAGATTTAGATATTGGGTTATGGCGACGGTTGGCGGATAGATGGTTACATATTTTTCAAGCAGATTTGGCCAAGTTATCATTTAAAGATGTTATTTCCCATTTTACTGGTAAAAGAAAGAAACGCTATTCATCAGCATTCACCCATTATTGTGAATCTGGATACCAATCGAAAATTAAAATGTTTATTAAGCAGGATAAATACCCCCTTGATACCATATATGATAAGAGTCCTAGAGCCATACAATATAGGTCACCTGAATTCAATTTGGCTTTTATGCAATACATTAAACCTATAGAGGATTGGGTTTATAATAATGTTACTTATGCTGTTGTTTCTGATACCCCTACCATTGCCAAAGCAATGAATCCATATCAAAGAGCTGAAATCTTTAGATACAAAGTGTCTTGGTTTAAGAACCCAAAATTTTATTTAATAGATCATAGTGCTTTTGATAGCTGTATCAGTAAATACCATTTAAAGACAACTCATAAGAAATATTTTAAATTTTTTGATAATTTTGAATTTCGGAAATTATGCCAAGCTCAAATACATAATTCTGGTAAGACTCGTTCAGGCATAAAATATAAAGTAGAAGGAACAAGAATGAGTGGTGATGCAGACACAGCTCTGGGAAATTGTATTGTTAATTTAGATTGCATAACAGCAGTCCTATGCCTTTCAGGTATAAGCAAGTATGACATCATGGTAGATGGTGACGACTCCATCGTGATAGTGGAGCAAGAGGCTGTAATCGAGGAATCCTGGTTTAAGAAATTGGGGTTTATAACTAAAATTTCTTCCACAACTAATATTAATGAAGTGGAGTTCTGTCAGAGTAGGCTTTGTTTTGATGGATCAAGATATGCATTTGTACGAAATCCTATGAGAATGTTGGCTCACTATTCTATTTGCAATAAGAAATATTCATTAAAACAAATTAATCATTGGTTAAAGGGTATATCAATGTGTGAGAATTCATTAGCGGGGCAATATCCAATTTATAATGCAATAGTTAAGGCCTTCGATGTTTCTGATCGATTCATCATAGACGAGGAATTAGAACAGCGGATGAAAGGACTATCTTTTAGCCCTCTCTGTAGGTCAATAACAACCGCTGCTCGGAAAAGTTTTGAAGAAGTTTGGGGAATCGATCATATAACTCAAGAGCTTATTGAAAAAGATATTCTCGGATTTAAAGGTTTTTCAAAAGTCAACGGGAAATATGATGAACCAATACAGAGGGCGTGGCAGAGGTACCAACTTTGCCATGAATCTAGCAGCAGCTGCTGGAGGGACTGCAGCGAGGGTCGCTATGGATCGGTTGGGACAGTGGTGGACCCAACCGACGACCCCCCCGACACCACAACCAAATCCCTACCAAATGGGACAGTTGGTGGCTGCCCTGCCAGGAAGGGGGCGGCCTAGAAGGGGTAGAGGAAGAGGCCGAGGTCGAGGTCGAAGACCACAGGTTGCCAGGTCCGGAGGGCAACCGTCCTCGGGTGTACAAACAAGATCCGGAGATCTTTTCGTTGCAAGAGGGACTGAGGTTTTGGGACCCGTGACTGGGGAACTTCAGGTCTTGGAGTTCAATCCCTCTTGCGATGGCTTGCCTAGATTAGCAGCCGTCGAAAAGATGTATCATAGGTATAGGATTAAGTATGTAAATATAGCTTTTAAGTCTGGGAGTGGCACCGCTACAGCTGGTAATGTCGCTTTTGGAGTCTGTGTGGGACCTAAAGTTGCCAATGTAAAGACCCAATCTGACATTATGAAATTGAGACCTTTTTCCTATGTACCAGCATGGAAAAATTCTTCTATAACAGTTGGATCCGATATCGATATAGGTCGATTTATGATCTCAGGATCCAAGAGCGAGGACGGTGTCGCTTTCACATTGTATATATTCGCATCAGCAGCCCAATTGGGCGTAATACAAATAAGTTATGAGGTTGAGTTTTCACATCCAACTCCTTTTTAGATGAACCCCCTCCTCAACAATTATATTCATATCGTTGGGATGTTACAGGAGGTGATCACATACATTTTAATAATGATCACAGGTTTGCAGCAATAGAATATTTCCCCGACGAGGTGAATGCTACAACAATCATTCTTCGAACTGATCATGAGAACATCCCCGGAGAGTGGGATGATTTGGCTGTTGTGCTTCCAATGACATTCGAGGGTTGGGCACCGTCAGGAGATGCCCTTGTAGTATTTGCTTATCAGGTGGAGATTGATAGAGCCGATCCACCAGTTATACAAGATTATGGTTTCAATGATGTGGTTATATTTGATGTTTCCTCTTTAGGCACAATTCGGAAATTTTCATCAACTCATAAATTTTCAAATCCGATCAAGGATGAGTGGGGGGGAGTAACTTATTTGAGTTTCGAACAATATTCATCATTCGATGCATCTGACTTCAAGAAGGATGGTCGGATTCTCATTCGCTTTAGAGCACGTGAAGTGGCTGTATGGAGTTTGGTTATGCGTATGACTCTTGGTTTGACTGTTATGTCTAGTGATAGAGTTAAATTGCCCAGGTGCTGGGAAATTTTACAGCATGATTTGTGTTCTATTTTTGAGTGTTATGAATGTGAGAATGAAAGGTTTGTCTTAGTTTAGGAGACGTAGCTTTGATCCCAAAATCTGCGGTACCCGGGGTCAAAGCAAGGAAGAAGC